CAAAAAAGAAGTGGGAAGAGGTAGTTCCGCAGCTGATAGAGGTCGGTCTTGTGACAGACCTGGATTTGCACAACCTGATAGGATTCTGCAATGCCTATGCAAACTATGAGAGAGCAACAAAAGAACTGGCAGAATCACAGTTGGTAATTCCTTCGGCACAGGGAGAAAAACTGAACCCGCTTGTGAATGCCGTTGGAAAGTTTTCAGAAGAGATGAGACGGTATGAATCGCTGATAGGATTGACGATGGATAGCCGATTGAAGATAGCACACAAGAAGATTGAGACTACAGAGGATACAATCCAGAGCAGATTCGGGGTGATTTAGTGACAATCTTGGAGGAGCTGATTCAGTACTGCCATGATGTCATAGAGGACAGGGATCCGGTAAACGGCAAGAAACACAAATTTGCTTGTATGAGGTTACTGGCCGATGTACAAAAGGCAGACTGTAGGAATGTGCTTGCGGAAAGATGGCACTATTACTGGGATGAACTAGAAGCCGAGAATATCTTCGAGTGGTTCAAATTGCTGAGGCATTCGAAGGGAGTCCTTGCAGGGCAGCCAATAACACTGAACACCTGGCAAAAATTCAATCTGTGCCAGCTGTACGGTTGGAGAGATGAAGATACCGGATATAAGCGATTCACACAGTCATTCACTGAAGTTGGTCGAAAAAATGCGAAATCTCAGATGGAGGCAGGAGTTGCACTCTATGAGATTGCAACTCAGTCCACAAAAAACGGTGAGACATACGAATACTACACTGCCGGAACAAAAAGGGACCAGTCAAAGATCATAGTCAATGAGGCAAGACTCATGCTGAAAGGATCTCCACTGGAGCCTTTTTTTAAATGCACTACAAACTGCATTACTCACATAAAGACTGAATCTTTTTTAAAACCTTTATGTAAAGACGATGGACAGAATGGCGATGGTACAAACCCAGCAGGATTAATCCTTGACGAATATCATCAGCACAAGACGACAGAGTTTTATGACCTGGGTCTTGGTTCGAACACAAAAGAACCACTGTTGATGATAATCACAACAGCAGGAATGAATCTGAACTATCCATGTTATACACAGGAGTACCAGTACTGCTCAAAGATTCTGGATCCAGATATTGACGTTGAAAACGACCACTATCTTATAGACATTCTGGAGGTTGATCCGGAAGATTATAAAGAGAATATACAGAACCTAGATGATGAAAGTCTTTGGTACAAAGCCAATCCAATCCGTATGACATATGAAAACGGAAGGAAAAAGGTACGTGAAGCATGGGCTGTTGCAAAACAGATTCCGGAAAAGATGATTGCGTTCCTTACAAAGATGATGAACATCTGGGTACAGGCTTCGCAAAATGGCTACATGGACATGGCAAAATGGAAAGCATGCCAGGTAGAAGAATATCCGATAGATATTACTGGGCGGCCTGTATATGTAGGATTCGATATGTCGGCAAAGATTGACCTTACATCAGTGGCATTTGTCATACCGTTTGAGTCCGATGAACGGGACAAAAACGACAAGAGGATACCTAAATACATAGTCATTGTTCACAGTTTCATTCCGAACAGAGAAAAGCTGATGGAAAGGGTAGCAGTGGACAAGGTGCCATACGATGCATGGGAGATGCAGGGATTATTAACGGTTACAGATACACCTATAGTTGATCAATCAGCTGTTATGGATTATGTATTGAGGTTTTGTGACGAGAACAAACTTGACATACAGTGTCTATGCTTCGATCCAGCGAATGCATCAAAACTTATGCTGGATCTGTCAAATGAAGGGTATGACGTTGAGGAAGTGTTCCAGAGTCACAAGTCGCTGAATGAATCAACACAAGGATTCAGGGAACAGGTTTATTGTGGAAACATTATATACAAATACAATCCGCTGCTTAACTTCGCAATGTCAAATGCAGTCATACGAAGAAACAATGGATTAATAAAGATCGACAAGGACGCAACAACCAAGAGGATTGACCCTGTTGATGCGATTCTGTGCGGTTATAAATTAGCTATGTACCATGAATTTGCATTAGCATACATGGACTATATAGATCATTTCTTAGAAAGTGAGTGGTAAAGATGGGAGAGATTTTTGACAAACTCGAAAGATTCAATGCCACGCTCAATTCTGATACTGATCAGGAGATTTTAACACTGAATGACAGCAGATTACTTAACTGGTTAGGAATTGATGCAAACAGTAAAGGTAGTATGTCAGAAATCACATATTACACATGCATGAAGCTGCTATCAGAGACTCTGGGAAAACTCCCGATAAAATACTATCAGGATACAGACAAAGGAAGGATTCGCGCAGAGCCTTCTGACATGAGCGTGAAACTGACTATGGAACCGAATCCATACATGACTCCATCAACCCTATGGACCTATACCGAACTTGCTAGAAACCATTATGGAAATGGGTTTATATATATTGCAAGAAAAGAGGTATGGATAGGTGGAAAAGTGGAATACAAAGTAGTTGGACTGTATCCGATGAATCCAGAGAATACAGTTGTCATGTTTGACAACAAAGGAATTTTTGCGGATGAATATGGAAACAAAATATGGTATCAGTACACAGAACCGAAAAAAGGTGAGTTGATGCTGATTCCGGCAAGAGATGTAATCCATGTAAAGACATGGCTGACACATGATGGAATCATCGGAAAACCTGTTAAAGAAATTCTTCAGGAAACTGTTGGAGGTGCTCTTGAGTCACAGACAGTAGCGAACAACATGTACAAAAACGGCCTGACAGCATCCATGGCACTACAGTATACGGGTGATCTGGACGACAAGAGAGTAAAGCAGCTCCAGTCAAAATTCGCAGATAAACTATCCGGGGCAAAGAATGCAGGAAAGATTGTGCCGATACCTATTGGACTTACTCTTACTCCGCTGAACGTGTCTCTGTCCGATGCTCAGTATATGGACATAAGAAAGTATACTGCACTTCAGATAGCTGCGGCATTTGGCATTAAGCCGACACAGATTAATGACTACACAAAGTCAAGCTATGCATCTTCAGAAGCCCAGCAGATTGACTTCCTGGTAAATACAATGTTGTATCCTTTGAAGGTATACGAGGAGGAGATCAACAGGAAGGTACTGGAAGAACAGCAGAAGAAAGATGGTTACTATTTCAAATTTAACGAAAAGGTGCTTCTGAGAACCGATTCCAAGACACAGGCTGACATTTTGAATGCACAGCATCTTGGTGGAATGATTACTGCCAACGAGGGAAGACGAGAACTCGACAGACCGGATATGGATGGCGGCGACAAACTGATTGTAAATGGCTCTTACATCCCACTTACCATGGTGGGAGAGCAGTATACAAATAAAGCGGAAGGAGGTGAATGAAGATGAGATTTGACCTAAGAGGCGAAATTACTTTGGATGAATATGTATGGATTTATGATTTGTTTGGAGAGTCATGTACGGCACCAAGCCACATTCGTGAAGCCATTGAAAACAATCCAAAGGATGAAACACTGGACATCTATGTAAATTCCCCTGGGGGATTTGTGACAGCTGGACAGGAAATGTACGCACTGATCAGAGAGTATGGACGATGCAATGTTTATATTGAATCGCAGGCATGCTCAGCAGCTTCCTTCCTGAGTATGGGTGCTGCTCATGTGGAGATGAGTCCGATTGGAATGTTCATGGTACATAATGTCCAGGGAGGAGCATCCGGAGACTATCATGTTCTTCAGAAAGAGGCGCAGGTACTTAAAGAGTACGATGCTGCACTGGCAGCAGCTTATGCCGACAAAAGCGGAATGTCTTTGGAAGATGCAGTCAAAATGATGGACAAAGAAACATGGCTGACTGCGAATAGTGCACTGGAACTTGGATTGATTGATGCAATCATGTTCGGTGATGAAAGCAACTTCAGGGCTGCTTCGAATGGACTCTGGCTGACAGCTGATAAGATTAAAAAAGCAGAGGACATGAAAGAGCAGAAGAGAAAGAACAAAGAACGTAGGGAGAGCATCCTGAACGGACTTGTAAAAATTTAAAAAGGAGAAACAAAATGAACCTTAAAAAACTTATGGACAAGATTAACGGTCTTCATGACCAGATTCAGAATCTTGTAAACGAAGAGAAATTTGATGAGGCAGCAAAACTCAGAGAAGAGTATGATTCTGCGAAAGAAAGTTATGAAGCACTGAAAGATCTTGAACTTCAGCAGATGCAGGCAGGAACACCAGCGACTGGACAGGAGCCTGTTGATGATGAAAGAAAAAAATTCTTCAATGCGTTCCGTAATGGCTTCAGAAACATCATGTCAGAGGGAACACCGGCAAATGGTGGTTACACTGTTCCGCAGGATATCCAGACATCCATCAACAGATACAAAGAGACGCACAGATCTCTGCGTGACCTTGTAAGTGTTGAAGCGGTTAGAACAAACAAAGGTTCTCGTGTATACGAGACAAAAACAGCTGTCGCTGGATTTTCAAAAGTAAATGAGAACGGACTGCTTCAGGCAATGAGTGAGCCTACATTCACACAGGTTAGCTTCGAGGTTGAGGACTACGGCGGATACATGCCTGTAACAAACGACCTTCTTGCAGATTCTGATGTAAACATCGAGGGTGAGATTACAAACTGGATTGGAAGAAATGATCTGAAATCTGATAACAACGAGATCCTGGCAATTCTGAAAACAGGAGAGGCTGTGACCGTATCCAACCTTGATGATATCGCAAAAGCAATCATCGTAACTATTGGTTCAGCTTATGACAGTGTGATCGTAACAAATGATGATGGTATCAACTGGCTTGCATCTCTGAAAGATACAAACAAACGTCCTCTGCTTAATCCAGATCCAACAGCTCCTGCAAAAATGCAGCTGAGATGTGGAGCAAAAGTAGTAGCTGTTGAGCAGTTCCCTAACGCTGATATCCCATCAGGAAGCACATACAAACAGACAGCTGATGCGACTCTGAAGACAGGAAAAACTTACTACACAGCATCTTCCGGCGTTTACACAGCAGTTGCCGAGCCTGATGTTGATGATATCGCAACATACTACGAAGTAGACAAAGCTGTAATCCCATTCATCATGGGTGATCTGAAAGAGGCAGTAAGAGTTTACGACCGTCAGCAGACTACACTGTACGGATCTTCTGATGCAGCAGTTGTAGATTCTAATGGAAAAGTTATCTACAATGCATTCCAGCAGAGAGGAAAACTCTACAGAGCTGATACCCGCAAGGACTACAAAGAAATCGATCACGATGCATTTGTATACGGAACACTGACTATCTAAATTTGCACGGTGATTGGAGGATATCATGCTTGATAAGATAAAACAGAGATGCGGGATTGCTCCTGCAATCACCATATACGACAGTGAGATTAGCCTGCACATTGAGGCAGCAGTGGATGATATGAGAGCATCAGGAGTACCGGAAAGGCTTGCATATGCATCCAGTAGCGACCCAAGGGTAATTAACTGTGTGGCATTGTATGTGATGGGAGCGAGGCAAAACGAACCAAATGCAATCAGCAGGTACGATGCCCTGTATAAAAGAGCTGTGTTCCGTCTGACGCTGGAGGAATAGTATGTACAATAAAGTTATCAAATTTCCAAAGGACCAGACAATCACACAGGACGCATCAGGATTTCCAACAGAAGCATACGAATGGATAGAAAACATACCTGCATGCTTTAAAAATGTTACAAGACAGGACGAAATCCTTGCACAGCAGGTAGGATACGCTGCTGACATAATCGTAGAGATTGATGCAGGGAACTATCCGGGATGTGCATTTTTTATCGACATGGAAAATGGCGATGAGTTCTTGATCAGGAGAACATTCATGAAAGAAACAAGCAGAACACTCCAGATAACAGCCGAAAGGAGAGACCGTGGCACAGTTTAAGAGTGAGGGTGTCATGGATTTGATTTCGGATATATCCAGCCTGAAGTTCAACCAGATAGCACCTAAGATGCTAGAGGGAGCTGTTGACATCTTGGAAAAAGAGGTTACGAAGAAAGCGTCTCAGCACAAGGTATCAGGTGATATGGCAAGGAGTATAAAGAAAACAAGAGCGAAGGCTGCAAAAGACGGATATTCGATATCGGTAAGACCGACAGGGACAGACAGCAAGGGAGTGAGAAATATGGAGAAGATGGCATACTTAGAGTATGGAACATCAAAACAGAAAGCAACTCCTGTGCTGACTCCTGCGGTTAACGTATCGAGATCATCAGTGGAGCTGAAGATGCAGGAGATATTTGAAAGGGAAATCAAGTCATGACATCATATGAGAAGATAATTGAGGCGATGAGTCCTTTCAACTTGCCTCATGCGCCAGACCTTTATACAGGAAAGGCAAAAAGATACTATACCTACAATTACTCTGATGACAGAGGGCTGGGATTCGGAGATGATGGATGCGATTTATCGGTTGCATACCTTCAGCTCCATGTATGGCTGCCGGTGAGCGAAAACTATCTATCGATGAAAACATCGGTTAGGAGAAAACTTGTTGCGCAGGGATTTACATGGCCGACAGTAACGATTCTCCAGGATGAAACAAACAGGATGAATCATATCATTTTTGAGATGGAAATAGAGGAGGCTGTCTGATATGGCATACATAGGATTGTTCAACATGGTGATGTCAAAGATGACAGATGGAGTCTATACGAATGGTTTTTCTGTTGGGAAAGCTGTTTCTCTGTCAATAACACCAGAGTATGAAGCAAACAATGAATACAGCGACATAAACGACTTGGAATACAAACAGGAATTTCTGTATGCATCGGTGGAAATCAAAGTGACTGATAAAAACAGTATGATCATCGGAAAAGAAGATGATGACATTGTTTTCTATGACACTGACGAAACTGACTGGTATGGATTGGGATTTGTAAGACCAACGTCCAATGGAAGATATGAAGCGATGTGGCTGTATAAAGTATCACTGGTGGAAATGGAAGAATCTCAGGATACAAGAGGTGAATCTATTGAATATGCAACACCGGGATATAGCGGGCGCGCGGTTCCTGATAACAATGGAAGATGGAAACGTGTGGCCAGATTTGAAACAAAAGACAATGCCATTGCCTTTCTGAAGGAAATGGCCAATATGCAATAAGGAGAAAAAACGATGGCAAATATCGGATTCAGAAAACCAATTGCTTTTCCTATGACAGCAAATAAAACTTATGGAACAGCGATGGTAGTTGGAAAAGGCGTATCCTGCTCAATCACAGCCAACTCAGCAGAAGGATCCCTGTATGGTGACGATGCACTGGCAGAGTACTCCAACGGATTCACTAATGCGGATGTAACACTTGGAACAACCACAATCCCTGCAGATGTAGCTGCTGGAATGTTCGGACATACTAAAGATGCTGATAGTGGAGAAATCACTTTCAACAAGGATGACCAGGCAATCTATGTTGGTCTTGGACTGATCGGTTCAGAGGTAATCGACAACACAGACAAATACACAGCGATTTTCCTTTACAAAGTAAAATTTGCTGAGCCTTCACAGGAGTACGAGACAAAGGGAGATTCCATTTCGTACAAGACACCATCCATCACAGGAAAAGCAACACCTGACGATGATGGAGACTGGAAGATTACTAAGTCATTCGACACAGTATCAGCTGCACTGAGCTGGATTTACACCCAGGCAGGTCAGACACCACAAAGCAACAGTTAACAACACTGAAAAAACCAGAGTTGCGCCTGCGCAACAGAAAGGATAAGAGGGAGGTCTTTCGAGACTTCCCTTTTTGGTATATATGGCTATTTTTTATGAAAATAAAGAAACAATCACACTTTCCGGGGAAACTTTTCCACTGAGATGTGATCTGATGGTACTGGAGCAGATTCAGGAACAGTACGGAGATATATCTGATTTCGAATACAAGTTAATAGGATTTGAGCCAGACAGAGACGATTTCAACAACATCATGTACACGGAAAACGGGAATACGCTGGGCAAATACACTAATCCGGATATCCCGACAGTGGGAAAAGCACTGGCGTTAATGGTTAATGAGGGAATGGCTTATGAGGAGCAGGAACCTGTTTCAGAAAAAAAATTAAAAATGCTTGTGGATATCCCGTTGAGAGAACTGGCAGACATTCTGCATGAGGTATATCTGTCCTCATTCAGGAGAAAAAACCAGGAAGCCACGCCAGATCAGAGTCAGACGGAAGAGAAGAAATAGATTTTGCGTGGCTTTTATATCATGGGATGCAATTTGGATACTCAGAAAGAGAAGTCGGGTTCCTTCGATATGGAAAATGGGCGGATCTTTTTGAGTCATACAAAAAAGTCCACAATATCACAGTAGAAAAGAAGATCTATTCGGAGCCAGAAAAAGTGGTTTCGATTTTTGATATTTAGGAGAAGAAATGGGTGCAAAAATTATTGGTGCCACCATAAAACTGGGTGGTGAAAAAGAATTTACCAGTGCGGTGAAATCCTGCACCGCCTCTCTTAAAAATATGCAGTCGGGGCTGAAACTGATTGAAGCACAAAACTCAGGACAGGCCAACACCGTTGATGCGCTGACAAAGAAGCAGGAAGCACTGCAGAAGGTGCTGGATGCTTCCAGGGAGAAACAGACTGCACTGTCAAAGGCATTAGCGAATTCAAAATCAGATTATGACCGTATAGGGAAAGAACTTGATCAGTATGAATCAAAACTGGATTCAGAGAAACAGAAACTGGCTGAGATTACAAATATATACGGAAAATCGTCACAGGAAGCACAGGACCAGCAGAAGGTAGTTGATCAGCTGACAAAAACTGTTGAGAACGGCTATTCAGCTTACCAGAGAGCAGGAGACAGAGTTCAGAACTGGTCTACACAGCTGAATAATGCAGAAATCGAGATTGAAGATGCAAACAGGGCACTGCAGGAAAATGAGACATATCTTGATGAAGCAAAAAACTCAGTAGACGGATGCGCAAAATCAATTGATAGTTACGGGAAAAAAGTAGATAGTGCCACAGATTCGATGCAGACACTTGTAGAAGGTGCATCTGGCATGATGATACTTGAAAATGTTGCTCAGGCACTGGAAACAGTGGGTGAGAGCATTGAAAAAGTCGCTGACTATGTAGTTGATGTTGGAAGCACATTTGAGGCAGGAATGAGCAATGTGCAGGCACTGTCTGGAGCAACAGGTG